GTATCTGGGGATTCCCCGTGATCTGCAAGATACTGGGTGTATTTCTCAAACGGATGCGTATTACCTACGCCCTTACCAAACAATGACTTAGACGGAATCTTGAACTGATACACAGTACCCTTGGGGTCGCCTTCAACCATCACAGCAATACGACGCTGAAACTTACATGGGCGTCTACCGTTAGCCCCTTTTATATTTTGTGAACAGGAAGCGCATGTATCCGCTTGTGGATTACTGCATCCTTCGTCAGGCACATCGCCTTTGTTAGACCAGCAATCAGGGAGTGTAGGGTTATCAGGATCATATTCTGAGCCGTAAAACTCACGAGATACCTCTTTGTGAGCACCTACGATAATAACGTTAAGCGCGTCACGTACGGGATCACCTGCTTGTTGCCCACTAATAATACGAACAAAGTCGCCAGTGTTACGGGCTTGTATACGCCGAGTAGTAGACACTGTAGCGCTTGAGGTAAATACGTCACCTAAAGCGCCTTTACGTGGAGTTGATACTGTTACGCCAGTATTATTTTCAAAGATTGAGACTTGGTTACTCATTGTGTACCTCTTATTTAGAAGTTGGTTTACGTACTTGCACGGTATATTTGCGGTCAGCCTGAAGCCCTGCTGGTAATACATCAGGGTTTTTCTCAAGAAATTCCTTCATGTTGCCGTTGTGGATTCTTTGTTCAAGCAGATGCGGAGCGTTATGTTCCTTAATCATCTTGTACATAGCCTCCCAGTCACTCGTCCAATACCGTGATGTTATACGACGAGTAACCGTGCCTTCTGTGGTTTTAAAGCCGTCTTGTTTGTTTTCCTCGCATATGTCTAGCAAAGCCTGACCTATGGAATCTAACTGCTCTCTGAGAGCGGCCATTTCTTCTTTATGCTTATGTTCTTTTTCGCGTATTGCATCACGAATTTTGACGTACACTGATACAAGTGTGTCACTTGTTGCCATGATTATTACCTCTTTAGTTGACTCTACTTGTAACTATAGTGTTGTTTTTGACTTTGTCAAGAACTTAATTCTTGACGGTATAGATCAATGATCTTCTCGTGATTATTAATATTATTTTGTAGCATTTTATATAGGCGTTCTTCTGTTGGACTTCCTTTAACATGCACAATCGTCATAGCATTCTTCTGTCCGGGGCGGTCAATACGTGCATTGGCTTGCAGGTAAGTCTCAACACTAGTCACAGGTGCATACCAGATGATTGTGTTTGCCGCTGTTAGAGTGAGTCCATGCGACGCGGCTTGCGGCTGAATAAGTAGCACACGAGGCGAGGGCTGTTCTTGAAAATTTTTAACAAGATCACTGCGCTTGTTGAGAGAAACTTTACCGTTAATAACACCGCACGAATAACCTTTATTCTCAAGATAATCGCGTAATAGCTCAATTGTGTGCGTAAAGGGAATGAAGACAAGCACCTTGTGTGACGACTCATTTATAACTTCCTCAATGACTTTGAGTCGGTTGGATACATCAAACTCGATAACCTCACGGGTATCGGTGTAAACACATCCACCAGATATCTGTAGTAGTTTATTTATAGCAGTCGCCGCGTTGACCGCAGTTACTTGCTCTCCGTCAGCCTCCATCATTAGCTGACGCTTTAGCTCAATATAATACTTTTCTTGTTGTTTAGTTAGCGGTGCTTCGCGCTCTACATGCGTAACTTCGGGTAGATCGAGGCATTGATCTTTTTCAAATCGTATGGCTGGTTGCAGTATTTTATGGATGTAGTCTTGTGACTTGGGTTTTGGAACCCACTTAAACTGCGATACTTTGTACATCACTGCATCACGAAACTGTCCGTAGTACTTAGGGCATTGTGTTGGATTTACTAATTTAGCCAGACCGTACGCATCTAGCGGAGACTGTGCCGCTGGCGTGCCTGTTAACATCCATAGCCACTCTGTGTTCTTCATTATATTGAACAAGACCTTCCACCTATTAGTTTGTGGATTCTTGTAGGCGTTAGCTTCGTCAATTACGATCATGTCAAAGCCACCAGCCATTATTTCGTCTTTAACAACAGCGAGCCCGTCAAAGTTTATAATTACAAACTCTGAACCTGCCTCAATAACTTTCTTACGTGCACGCCTGTCGCCATAAGCTACAGAACAGCTACGGTGCATAGCGAACTTGAACAGATCTTGTTGCCATGCTGATTTCATAATAGATAACGGACAAACTACAAGCACACGTTTTATACGCCCTTGCTTCATTAGATAGTCAGTTGCCCAGATTACAGACGCTGTTTTGCCTGTGCCCTGTTCGTTAAAACAAAACGCTTTTTTGTGTAAGGATAAAAATGATGATGTTTCGCGTTGATGGTCAAACGGTGTGTATTTACCTGTCCATTCGTAGTCACGGTTGATAGTCGATGGTGGCTTTTTGAATGGTAAGGTAGCAAGGGTCTGCATCTCGTCCAGTCCCCAGTTGACAGCTACTTTATATATGCCGTCCTCTTCTTCCTCTAAGATTGCGCTCTTTTTTATCGCGTCTGTAATAACTTGTGGGTTACGTGTCCGTAGTGTCAGGACTTTATTTTCTACGACTTCCATTCTTTTTAACTGACCTATCGCTGTTGCGAGAGAATGATCGGTTAGCCGATGCTTTCTTTACTCGCAGGTTACCTTTTTTATTAGACCCGCCCTTTGATATAGGTTTCTTGTGGTCTACGTCTTTACCGTCGCCTTTTGTCACGCGGCCTTGTTTCATTAGCTTGCGTCTAGCGGCATTACGTTTAGCGCGGTTCTTCTTTTGTTCTTCTGACCCTTGATACTGCTCATACTCTTTTTTGTACGGGCGCTTCTTGTTCACATACGGCATTGTCTTATCCTCAACGCTTACTGTTATGTTCACATTGTACTACAGGGCAATATCGGCACAATGGGCCAGATATAGGGTTCCATACCCCTGAATCCTCTGCACCCGTCAGTCTATCAAGCAATGGATCAAAGGTCTTAAAATACTTGTCACGATCTTCTACGTAATGATCTTTCTTTATAAATTCGTTGCTAACCACAAAACACAAGGCTGATTTGATCTTCTTGAGCTGTGGAAAGTAAACAAAAAGTGCGGCGGCTACGATATCTAGCTGTTTAGTATCCGCATACTTAGCACTCTTACTGGTCTTGTAGTCTACGGAGTAGGCGGTATCACCTTGGATAATCACCAAGTCAGCGATACCACGCCACCAAACTTCTTTATCGAAAAAGCCACACGGCTCGTAATCCGTGTCTGTTAGCTTTAAACCCATCTTCAATTCACAATGCTTTTCGCCTTCGATTTTATTTAAGACTTCTAACGTAGCTCTAAGGTATGCGAATTGTTCAGGAACTGCAGTTCCTAACTTGATGTAATTTTCAGCCGCCTTATGTACTTCTTGTCCATAAATTGTGGCCTCACTACCTTCGTCTTTAACATCCTTGACCACCCGCAGATGAAAATACTTCTTTGGGCACTGCTCAAATGTCTTGAGACTACTGTAAGACCACGTTGTCATTCTTCGTCCTTTGTCTTTATAAAATTATGAGGATCAACCTGCGTCCACATCATTTTCTTCAAAGCATCTACATACGCATTGTATGTGGCTTCTATGAACTCCTGCTGTCTATCACCGGGGACAAACAACTCTTGGAACTCGTGCGCGGCACATTCGATCTCAATTTTTACCTTCATTCAGCTTCTCCAGCCGTTTGATTTCGGCCTCTGCATAGAACTTAATTTTCTTTGCATCTCGTAGCATATCACTATGTGACGGCTGGCCGTAGCGGTAACACGAACGGAATATCTCACCTATCTGCGCGTTCATATTCTTGTGCGAGATCAAGTCTTGTAGTTCGTTTGCGCCCTTTGGTAGGACATAATAATCAGCCGAGCTACCGTCTGATACGTTTTGATTACCTTCAACTGCACGTACCAAGCGCAACGCTCGATCTACCGTTTTGGACGACGAGTACTTACCCGCTTTTAAGTTTTTATCGTACGTCCACACTGTGTTGTACGGTATATTGAACCGCCTAGCGACAGCGGCTATTGAGTAACCCTTTGCGTTTTGCATGTATTGGATTGCGGCTACCCGCTTTTGTTTTTTAGTTTTCATTTAAGTTACCTTTTTTAGTCCATTTAACTATCTCCTCTTCAAGATGTTGATCTACAACATATCCTTGATTTGGAGGGTTTATCAGGCTTTCACCTCTCTGTCTGTACGATCTAGCTCTAGCCTCCTCATCTAGCATCTCGTACTCTTCTGCTAGGAATAAGTACCACTTTGCGGCACTCTGTAATGTGATACCCAT